GGTGGGGCGCGCACCTTTAAATCATATTTATTCCCCATTCGCCACCCCACCTTATACCACATCACGCCGGGGTTGTCAACACACCCGGTATGTGCGCTACATCACACCACCCGGGGGTTGACACAGCAACGGCCCGCATGGTATACACATGCGGGCCGTGGCGGTGGGGCGTAGCTAAACCGCAGCCACCGGGAGTGCCGCGAGGATGCGCCGGGCCCAGTACTCGTAGCCTGCTTGCACGAGGTGCGCCCCGTCAGGGCCGACAAAAACGTCAGCGTTTCCATTACCGGCCAGCGCCGTCGTCTTGCCGGTACCTGTAATCCACTGCGCCGTGATGGGGTCAATGACACCGATCACATTGGGCGCGGCAGCAGCGGCACTGACAATGGCTGACCGAACGGCTTCACGGTTACCGGAGACTGTTGCACTTGTGTTCTGCGGCCCAACGACGATGATCTTCGTTTTCGGCGATCGTGTAGCCACAGCAGCGTAGAGTGCGGTAGCGGCCGCGCCAACATTTGCGGTGTTGGCGTCATCGTTGGAAGTGCCGGCGACAATCAGGTAATCCGGCTGAACATCCGCAATTGGATTGAGCCGCGCCGTTGATCCGAAGTTTGTCGAAGGCGAGGCTCCAGGGTTGACGTAGCCCGTACCGCCTTGACCGCCCCGGAAGACCTCCCAGCCGGTCAGCATGCCCAAGAGGAAAGCGAAGCCAGTGAAGGCGGCGTCCGCACCCTGCGCAGCGGTCCAGGAATCGCCCAAGAAGAATGCTTTTGCAGCTGACTTCTTGGTTGGTGACAGCGAGTCCGCGGCACTGATCCGGATGCCCTTGAGTGCGATGAAGTCAGGGATCCTCAACCGGATTCGGCGGAGCTTTGCAGTGGCCCAGGTGAGAGACGCGTACTGACCGTAGGACACGCCGGTATGGGACGGGTCCATGGCCAACGGCGTGGCCGAAACAGGCAGGCCGTCAACGTAAACCTGCCAGTTGTACGTCGCCTGGAGACCGATTGTGTTCATGGCCAAGCCGGTTCCGTAGTAATCGAACTCGATGTCATACGGGGCGGCCGTTCCAACGTTGGTTGCGACGGCGTAATCAGTAGAGCCCTGGTACCCATTGGTGAGATTGATCCACGTTGAGTTGCCGCTGATGGTGCGCGTTCCGGGTACCCATCCATGAAAGGTCAGGCGCGGGTCTGTTGGGAGCACAAGCGTAGTGAAAGGCGCGGCCGCTGTGTGGTCGGTGTAGGTGATTGTTGGGGCATCCGCCGTCAAGACGATTGGGAGCTTCGGCGCGAACGAAGGGAAGCGGCCAAGCTCGACAGCCTTCCCCGCGTAGATCGGGTCAGCGCTGGACTTGTCGAACTGGTAGCCGAGCGAGTTCCATGCGGTGGCCCCGTCGCCTACCTTGCGGCGTTTGGTGTCAGTCTCGTAGCCGGGTTCGCCGAGTGCGAGGACGGGGTTTGCGGCCGTCCAGTTGGCGGCGGTGTCCCTGCGGTACTGAATCCTGTTTGCCATGGTTATGCAGCGCTCCCGCCGTCGAGGTTGAATGATGTGCCGTAGGTTGACGAGGCATTGCCACCGTCAAGGGTGGTCGGGGGAATGTCGGTTTTGAGGGCATAAGTGGCATTTCCTGCCGCAACTGTGATGTAGGTTGATGCGGCTTCGGTTTTGTCGAGTTTGGTTGCTAGCGCTGTGGCGTCTGCTTTTGTGCCAATTTTGGCAAGTAGTCCGGGTGATGCGTTGATGAATGTTTCTACCGCGTTGGGGTCTACGATGGTTCCGTCTCCACTGGGGTGGAATCCGGTGGCGTCTTGGTTGCCTATTTTGATGGTTGTCATCGTGCTGAGAGCCTTTCTACGGCTGTGGGGGTTGAGGGTCCTCGCCAGGCATCATAGATGCCCCAGACGCGGGCCATATCGGTTTCAAGATCAATGAGACGCTTTTCGATGACGCCACCGTTGAGGGAACCAACTTGTGCCACAAGCAATGCCAGTGCCTTGTTTTGTCCGTTCAATGTTTTGAGGATGAATCCCAAACCGGTGAGTATGCCGGTGCCAACAAACCCCAATGCCCACACGAGTATTTCCATGGGGATGCTCATGACGCGGCTCGTTTGCCTGTTGCGGGAATGTTGGGAATGCCGTAGACGGCAGCACCGGCCGCAATGCCCACCTGTGCGATTTGCACCCATTCCTGTGCTGTGACGTTGTTGTCATTGAGTGCTAGATAAGCACTTCCCAATCCTGCTAAGAGTGCGGCGACTATGGCTTTTGCGTATGGCATTTGCTAACTCCCCAGTTAGTTATCGTGTGAATATTTGTAGGAATGCGTTACGGGTTTTTGCTTTATCGAAGTACACGTTTTCGGATTTGAATCCTGCCCGCAATACTTGTAATTGTTTGTCGGTGTAGAACAGTAGTTTTTTGCCTTCCGCCATTTTCTCGGGGAGAATGGTGTACAGCAATTCTTGTTTTGGTCGTGCTTCTTGAATGTACCACTTGTTTTCCACCCAATCACGCCATATTGAGAATGTACCTGATTTTGTTTCAAGACTAAACACATATCCGGCGTTTGGCAATTTACGGGCCAGGAGGTTGTTGTGGTTGTCTTTGAACGCATTGCCTACGGCGTAGGCGGTGTAGTCGGGGTCTGATTCGTTGATGAATTGCCCGAACCGTGTGGCGTAGACTTGTTCTTTGAATTTCTCAGGGTCTGGGAAGTGGCAGACCACGAATCCATTGTATTTTTTGATCCATTCCTCGGACGCTTTGGGTTCAATCCCGTATTTGATGAAGTACGGGTTATCAATGCTCACGGCGTTGGCGAGGAACCATGCCCTGGTTTTGTCTTTGGACCGGTCCACGGTGTTGAAAAAGTTGGTGAACACTTCCGCCTCAGACGGGAGGTAGTGTGTCATTCCTTTTTCAAGGATGAATTCATCAAAGATAATGTGACGCACTTTAGGGAACGGCACGGACTTGAACGACTGACCTTGTGAAAGGCACATGAAATAACCGATGGTATGCCAGGGACGCTTTTTCTCGTCGCGTAGTTTGCGGTGCGAGTATTGTGCTTTGTTTCCACTCACCTGAAAATCGTAATCAGGGAATTCGTCAAGGAAATCGTCAAAGAATGAGGTTTTAGCGGCTTTCAATTCTTCTTTATACCGGCGGAGGTAAATGAATTCGTGGCCTTTTTCAATACCGGCGCGAACACATTTCACCTTTTTGCCGTACGTTTTACCAACACCGCGCAAACCCACCACGAAATTATAAACACCATTCATGGAATAGATTTTATCGAAATTATAATACGCGGATTTCTCAAAAGTTGTTGACATATCAGATGTCCACTCCGTGCGCACGTAACACAGGCAGCGGGTCAACAAAGTTAGCCCCGTAGTTATACGGTGGAGCCCAAGGATCGGGCCAGTTCCCTTCAATGATTTCGAAGTGTAGGTGGGTTCCGGTGACGTTCCCGGTTTGCCCTTCGTCAAAGAGCTTTTGACCGGTGGTGACGGTGTCGCCCACGGCTACGAGCAACGAGCCGGGGTAGCCGTGGTTGTAGGTGAACGTGTAGGAACCGTCTGGTGTGTGGCCTTTGACGTAGGTGCCTGCGGTTTCGTTGCCTCCGGTGTAGGCGTTGAATGCACGAGTGACAATCATATCTGTCACACTGCGGACGGGTCCGCCTTTGGGCGCGGTGGTGGTGGAGAGGTCACAGCCGTAGTGGAAACCACCGGCGCGCATACCGAAACCACTTGTCATGACAGCATTCTCCAACGGAATAACCCATGACCCTGTTGGCGGTGGCGGTGCGCCAGGGTCCGGTGCCGGTGGTGGAACCCACGGATCATAGGTCGCTGGCGGTGTGTCAGGGGTTCCCTTGCGAGGCAAAAACCGGGTTCGCCCGTCAGGGACCATGGGAATAACTTTCCCGTCCGTGTAGTGAAGATGCAGAGTATTCCCCACATTCTCCACATATTTCACAATGTCATATTCCAACGTCATGTACCTACGGTACACGTCATTAGCACGGCTTAGGAAATGAAACAACAATGCCCCGCACTTGATAGAGTGCGGGGCTGTTGTCCGGTTAACCTTTGAT